CCAAACCCTGGTTGTACTAACATACCACCGTCTTGTAACATCTGTTTTGCTTGTTGTGATCTAGTTATGGCCATCTATCTATTCTATTTTGTTTTTCCAAATAAATCAAGGCTGGGCATGATGACTTTTACGTCTTGAGCCATGTCCTCGTTTTTATAACCTTTAGCTTCCCAGTCTTTTCTTTCCTTAAAAAGCTCCCCTGTTTGCTTGTGTCTGTATGTTGTCTCTACTTTTGCTGGTTTTATTGTTTGCATTATGTTGTTACCTCTCTTGGCTGTATTTCTAATATTGAAGCTATGACGTGCAATTCATTTGCGTCAGAAGCCTGTACTTTTAGTATCTCACTTTCTTCCATTACAAGTGGGTTAGTTAAAAGTTCTGTTGTAGTAATCGTTGCTATAGTTTTTGTTTTAAACAGACTAAATATGTTACCACTAGCGTCTACTAAGGTAATATCTATATTGCAACCAGACCCTGCATCATTACAAACCAATATGGATTTTACTACAGATGTTTTAGCACTTGGCACCGTATATAACGTTGTAAGATCTGTTGTTGTTAAATCTACTTTTTTATTTATAAAACTATTAGCCATTAATTTAAAAAGAAGTTTTGAGCTTCTACCTCATCTTTTAATTCTTGTTGATATGTTGTATTTAATTTTTGTATTATACCATCAAGATCTCTTGTTTGAGCCTCTGCAACTGTATAATCATATTCTTCTGCAGGTCTTGTTAATACTTGAACTATTTTTGCCATTATCTACGTCCATCCGGTTGTATATCTAATCTAAAAGCTCCTAACTTCCAACTTTGACTAGCGCCTGTATTTTCTACTTTTAATGCCACTGATCTTGCTCTAGCACGAGTATCTATTTTTTTAGTGCTTGAAGTTATATCAAATGGTCCAAGTGCAGAACTGGCTTGACTATCGTTTGGAAAATCTCTTAATTGTAATGTAATTCTAGTAGTCCCAGTTTGAGATATAAAGTCAGGTATAAATCTTCTTATCTTCATTATAAATTCACCGTCCCCTCTAAGATCTGCGGTTCCTGTGGTTTGACCTAGTGCACTTCTTCTTTGACTGATGTCATAGTCTCCAGAAGATATGTTAGAGGTAATAGCTGTTATCGTTCCGTTTCTGTTTTGATCAGTCCCTGTTTCATGTTCATAATAACTTGTTCTACCCTCTGTATTACCTATGACATCAAAAGATGTATCGGTGGCTGCATCGTATTCTGTTGCATGTGGAGTTCCAAATACTGCCGAGTCTTTCCACATCGTTCTGGCTAAAGAACCAATTGTCCATACAGGTCTTTTAGGTGATGAATCAAAATAATTATATGAAACCATTTTATTTACAACTTGTGAATTTGCTGATGGATAAAACCACATAACCTCACCAAACAAATTGTTTAGTCCAGCAGATATCATTTGATTACCAGAATCTATATTTATATCGTTATAAACATGGTCTTCTACTAAACATGGTAATGATTCTAGTTTACCAGCATATCTAAAGAAACCATTTTCTGACATCCAGTATGCAGCACCATCAACTTCTACACATGCGTTTTGTCCTGCAAGTCCGCAGTTAGTTCCAACCTGTGAAAAGGCAAATGTAAATGGTTGACCAACAAAACGTTGTGTAAATAAAGCTGTATCAGTCCAAACATAAATAGCGTCACGACCTCTAATGGCTCCTCTTATCTGTGATCCGTCGGCCAGTCTTTGTGTACCAGCTGTATTGGTTGCTGTGGGAGTATATGTATTTATATCCTCTTGGTCCGAGAACCTGATAAACATATCGTCTTGTGTTGCTTTGCTTCCAATAGTTGTTTCTGTACCAAAAAATACTAAGTGACGATCTGGTGTAGATACAACCATGTGTCTTGATGCAGTGGGTGCTCCCGTTATAATAGTGCATCTCGTATCCGTTGCGTTTGATAAGGAAGAGTCCCATTCGAATACTTCACCATCGTGAATTAAACAAATCGCTTTGTCACCAAAATTATCAAGTGACCACATACCAGGTTCTAATACTAAGTCACCAGAAGCTGCCTCGCCCCAAGCAACATAATCAGAACTATTCTTTACTGATGCTCCATCACTATGTGCTGACCTTGTTGAGTTTCTAACAGCTCTTGTAATACCTGTTAATGTATTACCGCTAATTCCGGTGTAAGATATTTCTTCATTACCGACTTGAATAAAATTTGTACCTGAACTTGGAAATTGTGAGGCATCAGTTAAAGTAATAGATGTTCCTGATCCACCTGTTCCGGCTGTATCATCTAATAGTGCTCCATTTAAAGTTGTTGTGACTGGGTTAGAAGCTTCTCCACCCCAAGATCCTAAACCCCAACCAAAACCTTTTTCTTGCACAGCAGATCCAACAGGAAAGTAATGTTGCACTCTTATACCACCTGATGTTGTTGCACCAGATCCTGATTCTGCTGATGGCATTGTAATTGTAATAGTTGTATTGTTAGGAACACTTGTCACCATAAATTTTTTGTCATCAAAATCAGATGCGCTAAAATTAGATCCTGTTATTGCAGTAAAATTATCTAATAAAATAATATCTTGTGGATTAATTGTATGACCAGTAGAAAAAGTTATTGTAACCTCAGTTGATCCATTGACCGTGGTAAATGCATTAGTAAGAGTCGTTGTAGTTTTAATAGGATGTATGTCATAAAATACACCACCAGAGAAAGCATATAATATTCTGTTAGTGCCAATGATGGCATATCTTCTACCTAAACTATTAATAAAATGATGAAGACCACGTCCAGCTCCTGTAAGCTCGTTTTCGTTTATAGTACCTAATTGGTTCCAGCCACCTATTTTTTCTGGAATACCATACCTAAATCTAACATTATCGCAGTCTATCCACTGCCCCTCTGCTTGAGTTGCTGTGACTTGTTTATTAATACCCGGTTGAAATCCTATTTTTTGTAGCATAGAGCCTCTTTATATAACAAATAGTGATAAAATATACCTATTTTTTTTTAGATTATTCTAGATTTATATCTAATGCAATCGTAATTCTATGCGTCTTATTAAAATTTTGTTTAGGGATTCTATGACGTACAAAACAAGGCATGACTATTAAATCATCTTCCTTAGTATCAAAAGTCCAATCATCAAACATCCAAGAATTTTCACTTTTGGTATTATCTAATTTTTTAACTAAGTTAGGTCTTAGATTGTGAGCAAACTTAGAGTGGGCTTGAGAGCTTTCGAGTTGAGTGCCAGTATGATTTTTTTCATCAAATTGAATATAGTGAATAGCATTAAAATCATTTCCTGAGTGCAAATGTGTATCCATGTATTGAGTCTTACCTAAACAACTATAATTAATTATACCAAAATTAATTTTAGTTTTTCCTGTATAAGAAAAAGATTCAAACATTTCTGATAAAGCTTTTTTATACACTTCAAATAATTCATCAAAATTAATTTTATGAAATTTAGGATTATTAAAGTCATTGTGTCCATGATGTAAATTACTTCGACCATCCCAATTATTTCTATTTTGATCTATCTTGTAATTTTTTTTAATCGTAGAAATAACTTTTTTCTTGTTATATGACTTTGGGTCAATAGATGTTTTCAATATAGGAAAACCAAATACTATGTCTTTAGTGAAGCTCATTTAGGTAAAGGAATAAATCCTGTGTTAACATCTATGTTGTTATTATTATTTTTCTTTAATGAATTTTTTCTATCTTGAACTGAACACACATCAAAAGCGATAGTAATTCTTTCTCCTTCAAAATTAGATAAAACATTAACTTTATGTTTATAGTTAGCTGGTCCTATATACAATTTACCTGTTTCATTTTTAATAGTAAATTTTTCAAATTCAGTTTCTGTGTCTTTAGGATCAATGCTAACATAACCATGAAAAGAGCAATCTTGATGATCATGCCAATTTAATACCTCTTCTTGTTTGTGAAAGTTTAACCAACATTGATACCACAAAGGTTTATCGTGACCCGCTGTTTTTCGCATAATTTTTTGTAAGTCCATAAAAAATTTATAGTAAAAAGGACAGCCAAAAGTTAATGCAGATAAATTATAATATCTGTAAAACCATGTAGAGGACATTTTATTAAATGGAACTCCATAAGCAAATACAAATCTTTTGTGAGCTAATCTAGCCCCTTCAATAAACTTACTTTTGTTATTCCTTATATATGTTAGGTTTTGTGTTATATAATCTTTCATGTTCTGCTCTTAAGTAAATTTTTTTCTCTCTCTAAACCAATCTGGTAAACCTAAATGCATTCTTTTATCAAACATATTAGGTCCAGCCTCTTCTGATTTTATATCTGAGTAATGTAAAAAAACTTGAACACATTCGTTTCCTTTAAAAGGTTCTCTCCAATGATATAAATCTTTACCTCTATAAAGTAACATATCACCGGGTTCTAAATCAATTTTAAGTGATTTACCTTTTTTAGTTTCTAAATAGATAGGCCACATATCACCACCTAAATTTAAAGTTGTTGATATTTCACAACTCATTCTATCTGTGTGTTTAACCAGTTCATCTCCTTTCGAATAGTTTCTAGTATAAGTGTAGTTAGGATATAATTTTAAATTAGTGTTTTTCTCTACAATAGGTTGAAGTTTTAATAATAAAGTTTCCATAGCTATATCAGAATAGTTACAATAAGTGTGAGGCACCTGATCTTTTGCTAACTCATAGTGTCCTAAAATACTTTCAAAAGGAGATAAGTATCTATATTTTACACAGGTATCATAAACTTGTTTTTTCATTAACAAATAATTGTAACAAAAAGTTGCTAGATCTTTAGATATAGCTTTTCTAATTATAAGATATTTATCTTTTTTAAAACTCATTCTTTACCGTCCCATTCAAAAAAATCACAATTAAAAGCTATAACTGTTTTTCTTTTATTTGTTTTATTTTTAGGAGACCTATGCAACATGTGAGATGGAAAAAATAATACATCTCCCTCTTTTACATTAGGTTTACTGCCATCAAAAAATTCTGTTGCTAACTCCTTCTCAGGTAATTCTAAATAATATACAGCAGATAGATTACTTCTAGGATGCGTATGCCATTTATGATAATCTGATTTTTTATATTGTTGAAACCAACCATTATGTATTTCCCATTTAGTGCAATGAAAATCCACACAAATTTCAGTCATTTGATCTTCAAAAGATTTATAGAATGCATATAGATAATCTCTTTTAAAATCTTTAGGTAAATCCCAATCGCTCTTGTAAACGTTTTCAGCTCCGCTTCTAATATCTTGATTAGGCATACTATTAATTAAACCTAAAAAAATGGTTTTTAATTCTGTGTGTCTTTTATGTTTGTAGATCCACATAACTATTCAGATTTAGCCATGTGTTTTAACACTGCTGTTATGCAACAATGTATAAATCTAAAAGGTTGTTTGCCTGAGTCGACTGCAAATTCATGTTCTAAATAGCCTGGAAAAATTATTAAGTCACCTGGTTTAGGTTTAAAATGAACAAGTTCTGTAGCAGCGTTTATATCTCCATCTGTTTTTATTTTTAATTTAGTTGCACGAGCACCTGTTCTCGGTTCATGAAATATTGGAAAAGATGTTTCAGGTCCACATTTTAAAAAATAAAAAGCGTTAACATGTGTGTTCCAATGAATATGACTACTATGATTACCACCACCTTTTCTAGTAAACTCTTGAACCCAACTTTGTTCATAGAAAGTTGTGTAGTGACTCATATCAAAACCAGAAGCATCTAAAAAATCCCAACATTTCTGTCCTACAAAAGTATGAAAATCTTTAAACTTAGAATCTCCTAATAACTGAGTTGAGTGATAAGAAACTCCGAAACCATCTGTCTTTTTATATTTATCTTTAAATCTTTGTTTAGATTCTTTGATATACGGATCAGTTGCTTTAGTTAAAGAGCGTATAAAATCCGGTTTTTCAAGTGCCCATATAGGTGTTTTAAAACATTCTAATATTTTCATTTTATTTAAAAGGATATCCTAAACTCCACATTACTAAAGAATATCTCGTTCCTTTCGTTACTGGTTGAACTCTGTGCCATACGTATGATGGAAACACAATTACAGAGCCTCTTGGTAATATTTCTTGAGCAGTAATAACATGTTTCGATTCATCTCTCAAGTGAGGATCATAGTCTCTATAATCAAATTGTAGTTCTCCTCCCTCATACTCTGAACTATCAGTTAATTGACATGTAACAGATAATTTTCTTATCTTGTTGTGAAAATTTAAATCTTTGGGTTTATTAAAAGATTTACCAAAACTATCGCAGTGCCAATCATAAAATTGATTTTTCTTGTATTTTGTAAACTGAATACTTTCGTGATAATCTATATCAAAGTTCCAACCTGCACTTTCATTAGCTTTATGAAGATAAGGGATTATTTCTCTATAGACCCATTCATCATTTAACCAAACAATATCAGATTTTCTTTTATATTGGACAGAAGGTTGACTAACAACTGCCTTTTGATCTTTTATATTTGTAGCATACTCTATAACTTCTTCACAAAATCTAGGTGTTAAAACAGAGGGAAAAGTCCAATAGTATTGATTAGATACGCTCATATAATATAGTTTGAATAAAATTAAATTGATTACTTTTATTTTCAGTAAAGTTGTATACTAAATTAGATGGAAAAATTACAAACTCCCCTTCTTTAATTTCAAAAGTTAAAGGTTCATTATTAAAATATATTTTAATATAGGTAGATCTTGGTTTAACTTTAACTCCAAAAACAAAAACAAAATGATGTTTTATATTTTGAGGAGGGGTGATTATATCTGGTTTTTTAGTTGGGTAAATAATATCTCCCCATGTTTTTACATTACATATTATTTTATTAAAATTTAAATAAAAATTTTCAATAATATATGTGTTTAATTCAGAAAATTTATTTGTAGTAGGAAAAGAAACATTAAAAACATTAGATCCTGTAATGTTAAAAATAAATGATTCATGGTCAATTTCAAAACCTTTCGGCATCTTTACTTTGCCAGAATAAATACATTTTTCTTCCTCTAATACTTTCTTATGCATATCTTTTAATATGCTATTTAATATTAATTTATTAAAAAGTCAATTATTCAGGATAGGATGTTTCTACGAATGATACATCCCAAGATTGAGTAGCTTCGTCCCAACTTGAATTCCAAATATGTGTATTTGCTTGTATTTGAGTTATCTGTTCTGCAGTTGGTTCTGGTTGAGCCACAGGTGGATCCCACCTTGCAGTAGTATTGTTTTTAGTCCAACTAGCATAAGGTTGAGGTGGCCAAAATATTTCATTTTCAGAATCCCAAGTAAAACCAATACCTGCATAGTTTCCTCTAAATGGTGTACCACCATCACTATGTTGATTATTTTTAGTATTGTAAGATGTTTGAATCCATAAATTTTCGGGCCAGTTATGATGTTTTCGTAAATGTTGTTTACCTAATGATTCTTGTTCAACACCATTTTCATCAGTTATAGTATCATTAGAAACAAATAGAACTGCTGATACCGTGTTATTCTCTGTTAATTTTGCAAAATGTGCCATTATTGATATTTATACCTCAAATAAACTACTCCAGTTCCACCATTTCCTCCAGCATATCTAGTGGCTAGGTTTAGGCCTCCGCCTCCTCCGCCACCCCCGGTATTTGCCGAGCCAGCAGATCCATTTCCAGTTCTCCCACCGGAGCCTCCGCCCCCTGGTCCAGCAGGGCCGCCACCGCCATTTTGACGAGAACCGCCTCCACCTCCACCACCTTTTGTAAAAGGTGATCCAGATCCTAAAATTGTTGAAGCTCTTCCACTACCACCGCCACCTGCAGTGATGCTTCCGCCGTTGCCGCC